CGGTGACGGGACCACGCAGCACGTTGTTCCAGAGGTTCACCCATGGCTGCACAAATAGCTGATACGCGATCGCATAGAACGTTTGCATCCAGAACCTAAACAATCTGAGCATGAAGCTGAAAATCGCGGTGACGGGACCACGCAGCACGTTGTTCCAGAGGTTCACCCATGGCTGCACAAAGATCGACTGGAGTAGTTTCACCAGGCCGCTGAACGCTTTTGAAATGGCACGACCTAGCCAGTTGAAGAAATCGCCAATGGGCTTACGGAACAGCACCGCCATCGCCACTACTGCAGCAATTGCCAGCACAGTCCAGCCGACAGGGCCGGAGAATAAGGCCAGCAGTGCTGGGATAAATGTGCTGCCAATCCAGGCCAAGATAGGTTGAAATGCAATGAGGAAAGCTGTCTTAAGACCAAGCCAGATAACGCCAAAGCCTTTGAATAACGCGCCGATTTTTGCCCCCGTGATCCCTAGCTGGCCCAGCAAGGTGATTAAGCCGCTAATAGTTGGGGCAACGGCAATCAGGCCAACAAACGCACTTGTTACAAGAGCAATACTAGGGCCAAGAATTGGAACGTTAGTTATCAACCAAGTAAATTCCTTAACCAATGGAGCAAAAACGTTAAGCACGTCAGAAATAGCCACCAGGAATACAGCTCCAAATGTAATCGACAGCTCCTTAAGATTATTTTCTGCTAGCTGTAGTTGTGATGCTGTAGTGGCCAGCCTTTTCTGAAATTCGTCACTCGTTGAGCCTGCATATTTACTTTGGTCGCCAACCAGGCTCAGTGCTTGCTCCATCAGCTGAGTGTTAGTGATAAGCGGCAGCAGTGCCTTGGCTTCATCACCAAACAGATCGGAAATCACCGACATTTGCATTTCGGCAGGCAGCGCCTTTATCCGGCCAAACACGTCTCGGATAGTGCCGATTGCGTCCTGCTGCAGCATCGCCGCCATGTTGGTGCCAAGCTCGCCAACAATTGCTGCAGCCGTTGCCTTGGCATCATCAATAGCAAGTTTTTTGCGAGCATCTTCAATTGTTTTCAGTTGGTTGTACTTTTGTTGTACGGCGTTAATTTCCATTTCTTTCTGATCGTCCAACTGGTCTTTGACTTGCTGCTGCTGATCACGCGCCTGGCGCTGGCGATCTTTTATTTCTGCCGAGTTCGCATCGCGCAAGGCATCAATCCGCTCGTCGTAGAAATCACTGATTTGATTCAGCTCATTGCGGTTGCTTGTGCCGCTTGCCTCAGCACGCTGGTATGACGCTTCAATCTCGGCATTGCGCTGGCGGCTTAAAGCTTTGATTTGCGTTTCTAGGCGGTTGCTTGCCGCATCCTCATATGCACTTTGCTGATCGCCCCAGCCGTCTTCCAGCGCTTGCATCTGGTCGCGGTATCTGCGGTTGATCTCTTTAAGCGCTGCGTCTGTCTCGTTGCGATAGGCGTCTAGTCGCTGCCGGCTCTGTTCTTCAACAGCTTGCGTTAGCTCCTGTTCCCTCCTTGCTGCATCGGCCTGCCCATATCCCAGCCTCACCAGTGCGCTGATTTGCCGCTCGGTCATGCTTGGCCCGCGACTCAGAGCTATAATCATGTTGTTGAAGCTGGTGGCTGCAACTTCCGCTTGGGCGCCACTGGCAATCATCGCTGATCCAAATGCTGCGGTCTGCTCTGCTGACAGCCCGGCCTGCTTGCCTGCCGATCCGCTCCGCAACATGAATTCAACAATCTCCGTAGCCGTTGATGCCATATTGTTGCTGAGGTAGTTTGCCGCGTCGGCAAGTTTCATCAGCTCTGGCTGGGTGAATCCAAGGTTGGTTCGAAGCTTTGCCATGGCGTTGCCGGCTTCGGCGGCAGTCATGTCAAAAGCAATTGCTACCTTTGATACGTCAACAGCAAACGCTCTTAGTTCTGCCTTAGGAATACCGGCTTGGCCCGCAGCCGCATACATCTCGGCAAAGCCTTTCGCTGTAATGGGGATTTCACGCGATAGGCCAAAGATTTCTTGCTGAATTTCTTGAAGTGCTTCTGGGCTTTCAAGCCCACTCACTACCTTCCGTACCTCGGCCATTGATTCTTCAAAATCAATAGCTGCTTTCACGCTTAGGCCTAAAGCAACTCCAATACCTGCAGCGGCCACTGCAGCGCCTTGCCAGGCGCTTGAGTCCAGCATTGCCTTAAAGCCGCCCTTGGCTGCTCCTGCGGCTTTCTCAGCGCCAATCAGACCCTTTTCAAGTGCGCTAAGATCGTTTAGCCCTGTCACTTTGGCCGCGATCTTTAGCATCGCCTCCATGTTCATTGCCATTACCGCTTCCCTCCCTTCTTCGCAGGCTTCGGCTCAGCGGCCTTGTTGATCAGCTCTTTGGCTCTGGCTTCCATCATTTGCAGATCCTCCAGGGTCTGGCGCGGGCTCTTCACAGAGTAAAGATCAAACATATTTCCTGGCCCCAGCAGGATTCCATAGTCCAGCCCAATCACACCATTAGGCCCCGGTCGCCATTGGGTCTGGATGCGCAGGAACATTGCCACCGCGTCTTCATGCTCGGGCCACACTTCATACTCCTGCGGATTGGTGATGCTCTCTGGCAGGCAGGAAGCGTCGGCGCCAAAGGCCGCAAGGTCTGCCAGCAGTTCATCATTGGCGCCGCCATCACCGTGCCACCAGTGATTAACGGCGCCAATCAGTTTTTTCTCTTGGCCTCTGCCAGGCTGCCAAACCAGGCCTTAACGATCTGGCCTGCAACTGTCGGGATCTCCAGCAGCTGGACCACAGCACCTTCGGAGAACGGAATGTCGTTGCCATCGTCGTCCTGCACGCCGGCCCAGCCGGTCATGATCTCCCGAGCAGCGCCCTGGTCTTCTAAAACTTGATCATCGTCTTCAATGCGGCCACGCTCCTGCAGTCGGGCCTGCTTAATGATCTCGTTGATCCGCGACTGGGGCAGCCGGCGGAAGACGGCATCAAATGTGTGTGTCTCGCGCTTGCCGCCATCAATCGGTAGCACGATTTTTACAGGCCACACATAGGTGGTTGATTGCTGCAGCTTAAAGGCCATGGGTTGCTAGTTGGTGGTAAATGAATCCTGAACTCAAAATCAGGTCAACGCAAGGGTGAACTCATTGTTGCCTGCAGCGGTTGGCTGAGGCATGAAGGGCAGCTTCAGCATGACAACGCCGTCGCTGTCTTCGTATTCTGGGGAGCCCAGGGTGCAGGTTGGCGCGGTGAACGTGATAATGTTCCCCGCAGTGGTGCCGTGAACCCAGCTGAACTGACCTGCGGTCTGGGTGCTGGCAGCGCTGAAGTAGTTCTTCTGCGCGATCGTTGGCGCTTCAATTGTAACTTCGCCCTCTGGTTTGCGGTCGGTGATCAGCACCTGCTGGGTGCAGCCGGCCAGCTGACGGAATGGATTCTCGTTGGCTAGGTCGAGGCTGAACGCGCTCAGGCAGGCCGCGTAGCCATGCACCTCAAGCGTTGCGGTGTTGGCGCTGTTGACCACCACCGGATCAGCTTGGTTGCTGAAGGTGGGTGAAGGCTGGGTCTCGTCTGTTGGTGCGTTGAAGATGCCTGTGAACGAGAAGGAGATCTTGGGAATCTCGCCAGTTTCCAAGGCCATGCTCCAAGTGCCACGGCAGCCGGTCACTTTGTGGCGCACCCCATCGGCGAAGAAGTAGAGCGTCACGCCCTTAAAGGCGCTGCTGATTGGCGCATAGGTGACGCTGGTGACGGCCACAATGGTTTCGCTGAACCCGCAGGCCTGCATCAGCGCTGACCACCGAGGCGCTGTGCCTGCTGTGCCAGAACCTGCAATCTCCACGTCGAAGCTGACGCTGACCAGGCGCTGACCCACCACCATCTCAGTGTTGCCGAGATGGCCCAGGATCAGCTCGCGGTCTTTGAGCTCCAGCTGCAGGGGCTGCACCTCAAGGGCTGACACCAGCACCGCATCAGTCGCTGCGGGCGTGGGATCGGTGCCATAGGTGGTTTCAATCTTCGCCAGCAATAAGCGCTTGCGAGTCAGTGCCATTGGTGCTCTCGGGGATAGGCAGGTCTGCTGGCGTTTCTTCGATCAACACCCATTGGTTCTTCTTGGCATCCAATAGGTACGAACCACCTTCCGATGGGAGAGGGGGTAGTGGCTTCGCCACGATCGCCAGGTGCTAACGCCATCGACAGGCTATGGAGCACCTCTAGGTGGTCAGATTGGTCACGCTGGAG